AGCGCCGGCCCGTCGCTCGACGCGCAATTCCCCATCAAGACCATCGTGGAGTGACACATGAAACTGGTTGTGAACGTGCCGTTCGGCACCTACAAGCAGGGCGACGAGATCACTGAGCAGGACGCCATCCAGGCCGTGCTGGCCAGTGAGCAGTCCGCATACGTCGTGCAGGTCGCTGACGACGCGCCTCCGAAGGCGAAGAAGTAGCCAACCCTCGCCGCCAGCGCGCGGCATCCCCATCTTTGTGCCGCCTCCGGGCGGCTTTTTCGTTTCTCGGAGGCGCGAATGCCGATCGTCCAGCAGGGCAGCATCAATACGACTGCCCTCATCGTCCCGGACTTGTACGTCCAGATTGTTCCGCCGCAGGTGGCGTTGCTAAACGGCGTGCCCACCAATGTGCTGGGCGTCGTCGGCACGGCAACCTGGGGCCCGACCAACTCGCCGACCATCATCGGCAACATGGCCATGTACGCCCAGGCCTTTGGTGCGATCCAGAATCGCACGTACGACATGGGCACGGCGGTGGCTGTGGCGGTCCAACAGGGCGCCAACAACTTCCGCTGCGTGCGCGTGACGGACGGCACGGACACGGCCGCAACGGCTGCGGTGCAGACCAACTGCCTGACGCTGACGGCCAAGTACACCGGCACGCTGGGCAACACCGTCACTGTGGCCTTGGCCAATGGCAGCGCCGCTGGCACCTGGAAGGTGACGGTTGCCGCACCGACGCTCAACCCGGAAGTGTTCGACAACATCGGCGCCGGCCTGTCGGGCAATCCGCTGTGGGCTGCCATCGCCGCCGCCATCAACAACGGCACCAGCGTGCAGCGCGGCCCTTCGCAGATCATCACTGCGGCGGCCGGTGCTGGCACCACGGCGCCGACGGCGGCCAGCTTCACGCTGTCCGGCGGAACGGACGGTGCAACGACGATCTCCGGCTCGGTGCTGATCGGCCAGGACACGATCCCGCGCAAGGGCATGTACGCGCTGCGCAACCAGGGCGTGTCGGTGGCCATGCTGGCTGACTGCTCGGACTCGACCACCTGGGCGACGCAGGTGTCCTTCGGGCTGTCCGAGGGCATCTACATGATCGGGGTGGGGCCGGCCGGCGACACGATCACCAACGCGGTCAGCACCAAGAGCACGGCCGGCATCGACAGCTACGCCTTCAAGCTGCTGTTTGGTGACTGGGTGTACTGGCTGGACACGGTCAACGGCGTGACGCGGCTGGTCTCGCCGCAGGCGTTTGTCGCCGGCCTGCTGGCCAACCTGTCGCCGCAGAACAGCAGCCTGAACAAGCCGATCTACGGTGTTGTCGGCACGCAGAAGTCGTTCGCCAACCAGACGTACAGCTCGGCTGAGCTGCAGACGCTGATCCAAGCAGGAATCGACCTCATTACCAACCCGGTGCCGGGCGGCTCCTACTTCGGCTGCCGCTGCGGCCACAACAGCAGCTCGAACGCGCTCACGCAGGGTGACAACTACACGCGCATGACCAACTACATCGCCAGCACCATCAATGCAGGCATGGGCAAGTACGTGGGTCAGCTGCAGTCGGCTACGGTGCGCGCGCAGGCGGCGGCCACGCTGTCGAACTTCCTGAGCTCGATGGAGCAGCAGGGCATGATCGGCGCGGTCAATGGCGGCCCGGCGTTTTCGGTGCAGATCGACGCCAACAACAACCCGACGAACCGCGTGGCGCTTGGCTATATGCAAGCCGACGTGAAGGTGATCTACCTGTCGGTCATCGAGAAGTTCCTGGTCAACGTGGAAGGCTCGCAGGCCACGGTGATTCGGACCTCGACCAGCAACCAGTAACGCACCCACCCAATCTGATTGCCCCGCCGCGCGCGGGGCGCTCTCTTTCCGGAGAACGCAATGCCGATTCAAGGTTACTCGGTCGGGCGCGACTATACGCTGGTCATTCAGACCTCCACGGGCGCACTGCAGCCGAACAAGATCACCGCCTTCAAGAGCAAGCAGGATGTGACCGACGTGCGCGTCAAGCGCCTGGACGGCATCACCGATCACGTGCGCTTCTTCGACGGCTGGTCGGGTTCATTCGACATTGAGCGTCAGGACGCGACGCTCGACAACTACTTCGCCCAGCTTGAGGCGAACTACTACGCCGGCATCAACGAATCGCCCGCCCAGATCTACGAGACGATTCAGGAAGCCAACGGCGCGGTGTCCCAATTCCGCTATGACGGCGTTCTCATGACGCTGGCCGATGCCGGCAACCGCGCGAGCGACGCCACCATCAAGCAGTCGATCAACTTCGTGGCCTCGCGCCGCATCAAGGTGGCCTGATGACCAGTGTGACCATTAACCCGACCCCGTCTGAACAACTGATCAAGAGCGCCGCGCGCGAAGTCGTGGTGGACGACGCGCTGGGACGAAAGATCACACTGCGCAAGCCGAATCCTCTGGCGAACCTGGACTTCGCGAAGGCGGCCGGTGGAAGCGAGCTGAACATGCTCTATCTGGCCGAGGTTGCGCATCTGAAGTACGTGAGCGCGATCGACGGCGATCCGGTGCCGACACCTGCCACCGAAGCCCAGTTGCGCGCGCTGTATCAGCGCCTGGGTGACGAGGGCAACGAGGCCGCCCAGCGCGGCGTAGCCGACAACTTCGTGCGCCAAGCCGCGCCGGAGGCCGAGCTAAAAAACTCCTGACGGACGGCCCGTTTCACGAGGCAATGTGGCTCGTGCATAACGGTGTTCCGTTCGACGTCGCATTTTCTGTGGACGAAACGATGCGCCACGCCATGGCCATCAAGTGCAGCGAGTTCCATGGTGCGGAGTTCGATCTCAACACCATGTCATTC